CCTTCATTGTATTTTACTTTAAAGGGATCGTTTTTCATTTTACCGCCAGCCATTTTAATAGCACGAGGAGTAAGTGTTTCTAAACGATCTAAAGCAGGGCCGTATAAATTAATATCTTCTTCTGATACATTTTCTTTAAATTCTTTAAGCTGTTGTGGCTTAAGTTTTTGCAAGTATCCGTACATGTCTTCAGTGTCTTGAAATAAACTTAAGTTTTCAGCAGCTTCTTTAGGAGTCATGCCGCCAGCAGCTTCTGCTTGTTGCTCATACATTTCCATTGCGTAGTCATCGCCCATCACATTAGCTTGAGATTTAGCAGGGAGCGCTCGCATTAAAGCTTTATATTCTTTATCGCTTAATTCTTCTAAGTACTGCGGGTTCTCAATAAGCTTTTGATCTAGTGCTTCTTGGACTCGCTCAGCGTCTATTTTCTCTACTTTAGCTTTAGAGACTTTTTTGCCTACTGTTTTTTCTGCTGCGTCATCTAGCTTGCCTAAAAGACTTAAGATTATTCCTGCTTTACCCGCCATTATTCTACCCTCTTTCTTGCTTCAATTATTTGGTCTCTAAGCTGTAGGAGTCCGGCCAGAGAACTCACTCTCCCCTGCTTGCGGTACACTTCCAGTTCCGATGTTGCCACCGCCAGTCCCTGTAACTCCAAGTTCTTGAGGTTGTTCAGGTGCTCCTTGAGGGCTTCCCATAGTTCCGGGTTGTTGATTAGGGGCGATAGCCGCGCCGCCATTTGCTTGTCCAGCATTTTGTGCTCCTATAATTCTTGCCATAATCGCTGCTTCTTCAGGATCATTAAGAATTTCGTCAGGGTCAAGATCCAAACTGTATGCTAGTTCGCTAATGATCTTAGAGATCTTAACAAAAGGAGCAATGGCTGGGTTCTGGGCCGTTTGTAAAAACATTGTTAAGCGTTGGCTGCGGACTTCTTTTTGCATTAAGCTGTTTGTGCCTAGCGCTTTAACTTCTAAATCGCCTCGAATGTTTAGCTCGCCTTCAAAAAACTGCATGTTCCATTGAAAGAAGTACTCGCCCAATGGCTTCAACAAGAAATCATCAACATTCTTAACTACTGTTTTCATATTCAAAGACGCAGCACCTAGCAACATAGACATACCAGACGCAGTTCTTGTCATGCTTTGTACGCCTGTCTGTCCGTGAGAGTAACTAGGAATACCTGTCTCTTCGTCTGCAAGCTGTCGGAACTTATCAAACATCATTAAGTTTTCTTGAGAAGTGTTAGGGAACTTTAAGCCATGAATTGCTTGGCCTTGCATTCCTGCTTGTCGTCTAAACACTTTACCCGGATAAATCTCCATTGATTGTCCGCCAACCAACGCAGACTCGTCAACGTCAAAAACTAAAGAGCCTGACAACGCAAGGTTATCAATTGCCATACGTGCATGACCATTCATTATTTGCTGGGAGTCATCCATATTTTCAGCAACACCAATACCGAAAAAGCTATAAGGATTCCGCTCATAAGGAAAAGCGTTGTACGGTAATCTATAAGGAGTGAATGGATTGATAACACCCCTGAGTAGCTTGCCATTACATACCCAAGCATTGACCTGAACTTAATCTAAAGAATCTACTCCTTCTGGTAGCTCTAAACCTACTTCTTTAGCGTAGTCGGCATCCATTATTCCCCAATATTCAATAACACTGTACTGATCTGAGCCGTATTCGGATGTGCGAGCATCGTCTTTAAGTTCAAACTCGTAGTCTTTTTCAACGTAGTTTGGCCCTAAATCAAGACACTCGCGGATTTTATCTTTGTCAAAATACGGAAGCTTTCCTAGTCCTCGAAGCTGCGAACGATTCATCTTGTGGCGGTGGAAAATATACTCACATTCTTGAATAGTTGTAGCGTTAGGGTCTGGGAAAAAGTCCCAGATGCTCACGAACTCAATGCGCGGGACACGAACAGATACAGGTTTGTATGTTCTTTCTTTTGTTTCTTCGTCTGTTTCCCAGCGATTTAAAGTCTTATTGAAATTAAATGGGCCTTTAACAATGCCAGTGCCAAATAGTGCTGCTTCAAATAAAGCGTTACGTAGTTCTCCGCCGCCATTAGATTCATCAAGCTGATCGTGAATAAGCTTTTGCATTTCACGGGCTGCGTCTTTAGCAGGTGTCTTTTCAGGAACTGCTGGGTCTGATGACGGGCCTTCAACAAATTCTAAGTTAGCTTCTTTAATAGCTTCTTCAAGGAAGTTATTACCTTTAGCAAAAGTAGCTCCGGGCTTAAGAGTCTTTCCGTCTCCTACGTAGCCAACATCAAATGGGCTGACTGGCTTTTCTTTCTTTTCTGGTTCTGTTTTTTGTGTGCTTGTTTCTAAACCCGGAGAAGTTGTATTTAAATGGCTGTATTGCGCAACGCCTTCTGTCACTTTGGTTTCTGTTACGCCAATTGGAAAATCACCAGTGCCAAACAGCACATCTACCAACTGGCCATATGCTGCAAGCACTTTTGTCTTTGTTACTTTTACAAAAACTTTTGATTTTTCTGATTCGCGGAACTTAACATTCTTTGGGTATACACCACGAAAGTTGTGATAAGCCTGAAGCCAACGTCTTTCGTCATACTCTCTGGAACGCTCAGCGCTTGAAAACCGATCTTCAACAATAGCTACAAAACGATTGCGCACATCTTCTTCAAAATTAAGCTGCATTCCGTCTTCGTTTTCCACAGGAGCAAAGTACAGATAATCAGAGTTGTCTAGTAAACTATTTTCATTGTCTGCCATTTAATACTTTATCCTTTAATAACCGAAAACAGAATCCACAGGAGCGTATACTGTTTCGCGTTGTAGTTGTCTCATTCGACTCATCGTATCCATAATACGAGGTCTTGACATTATCAGATAACGTAAGGCATCGTATGCGTGATCCGGTGCATTTGTGTTAACGTCTTCTGGGTTGGATTTATCCAGAGGAATACTTTGAAGTTCGCGTATCAGGTTCGGGCATGTATTAAAAATTTGTAATCGTGGCCTACCGCTTTGCTGCAACTTCAAGTATTCGTGGATTTGTATCTTGCCTTGTATTCGGTTTTTGTCTGCTCTTCTTAGTTTGTGTCCAGCTCTTTGAAGAGTTTCCCCGACTGTTGGGCCTATAGTTCCTGTGCGCGACCAACACGCAGTATCAAGAACTCCGGGAACTGACATCGGATCGCCTAACTCCATGTTGGTTAGCATCGCTGCTAAGTCAACACCTGTCAGACCTTTCATGTACAGTTCCCTATAAATAATTAGTGTTCCGTCACTGGGATCTACTGTTCCCCAAACGCAAGCGCTTTCGGAAGCATACCCATAGTCAATCCCTTTTATTTTTTCCCAGTGGAGCGGAATGTCAAATGGCGTAATGACATGATCCAGCGGGTTAAACTCTGTGAAGGCTGCGCCCTCTGCAACATCCCAGTTACCGTCTAAGAGCTGTTGGCGCTGTGTTGGCGGCAAAGCTTTTAGCATCATTTCGTATCGGCCATCTGTGGCCAAGTACGGGTTATCTTGTAGTCTGGCAGGTATAAACTTTCGCGTTAAGCCGTCAGCACCCTTAAAAGGCTCATAGGAAGGCGCAGGATCGATGTAACGCTTCTTTACCCATGTAGCCCCTGTTCCACCCGGATTCGCTGTACAACGCATGTACGGCGTTATTTCAGGGTCTGTGGTTCTTAAACGCGAAGCCAAGTAATTCCAAGAAAACTCTGTAGGCAAGTGAGTAATCTCATCAAAGCCTATCCAGCTATATGCTTGTCCTTGGTAACGGTATACGTCTGCGTCTCTTTCCAAGAACCCGAACTCAATCTTTGCACCGCTGGGGAAGTTCCAAAGCTTTTCTACTTCTTTGTACTTGCAGCCCGGAAAAGCTTTCGGGTACAACTCACGACTCTTGTCGATCAGTTCTCGCAGCTCTGGCATAGAGCGTCTAAGAATTAGGCCCCTGTGAGCAGCCCTGTGAGCGTGTCTAAGCGGGTCTACGAGCATAGCATAGGACTTACCACCACCAGCTGCACCACCGTACAGAACGTCTGTTTCGCTTGCTGCAAGGAAGTCTTCTTGTGGGCCTTCGTTGGCTCTGAAGATGATTTCTTGTTCAGCTTCTTGTGCTAGAGCTTTGGGCAAGCTATTAAGTTCTGGAGCTTCTAAAAGATTTCCGGTACTTGCGGCACCTTTGGCATCTAGTTTTTCTAAAGTCTTTTTGGTATTGCTTATGGACTTCTTGTAGTTCTCTACTTTGGACTGTGCTGCTTTTAGTTTCTTTTGCTTTTCGCGCACAGCTTTCTTTGCTGCCAGCTTTGCTTTAGTCTCAGAATGGTAATTATAACCACGTCCTTTAGATCCTTTTGCTCTACCTGATTTCTTACGCGGGGTTCCGTCTACTTTGAGTATGAACTCTCCGCTTTCGTCTTGGACGTAATTTCCGGGGTTTAGTTCCCAATCGTTCATGTGCGTTTAGCAGCTATTTTCTTCAGGCCCATGTGGGACAGCGGTCTACCTGTAGTGTGTTCTAGCCACATAGCGCCTTCGCGCAAAGACAACACACTGTCTCTGATCATTGGTAGGACTTTGTCTAGTGCTTCTAGTTCTTCGGGCACAGGTGTCAACAACTGCGTATTGTTCACATCTAGCCTGTAACCAAAAGGAATAGTACTACTAGATCTCCTCATAGGAGCCTTCTATTATTGTTTCTTGTTTTGCGGGCAGTATGAATAAACCACCACCTCCGTTAACTGTTATGTCAACTCTGTCTGTCTTGCCTAAGCCTACGCGGTCTAGGATGGTCTGTGCTGCTTGTATACGCATGTTAGCTTGGGGTATTGGTTCTGCACTGTCCATGATGTCTATTAGCTTTAGGGCTGCTTTGGGTGCGCTCTGTGCTAGTATGTTTGCAGCTAGGTCTAGTATCTCAGTTTTTAGGGCCTTTACTACTGCTGGGTAACTAGAATCGCTGTAGCCTGCTAAGGATGCTGCTTTACGTACATCGCCATGACATTCCATGAGATGATGTAAGAAAGATTCTTGCTTGGTTGTTAGTTCTTTAGCGGCCATTACTTATTCTTTTTGATTATATATATTCTATTATAGGGCTGATTTGAAGTTTTGTCAATGTTTATTTTCATTATTTT